TATTTTCCACTTCGTAGTACCCATATCCAAAGCAAGCGTTCCCATCATCATCACATTCTTCTGGATGAGGTGTACGTCTGCCAGTGTAGAAGGGATTCCTCTCAAGATAAGCACCACAGCGAGAAAGAATAAATTCTTCTTCTCTGTTCTGCTCTCCGGTAGCAAAAAGATCGTGAAATGCTATTTCACTATCTGTTGGAAACAGACCTTCTTGAAAGACCACTCCTTCGTAAGCACTAGATGGTTTATAACCATCATCTACTTTTTTCATATTTTTCTCCGTTGTTAAACAAAAAGCTACGCTTTATCAGCAAAGCAAGTTCCACATTCATCCTCAAATTCCGGATTGGTGGGATCGCCACAGTGTTTGCATGTCCACGTGTCCCACTTCCTCATACGAGGGTGTCTGTCCCATGAGTCGCCATCCCCTTCGGCTCCACCGCCAAGAATTGCGCCATCAAAAATGATTTCATCATTATTTGGATTCATATTTTTCTCCAGTTGGTTAAACAAATTTGGAAGGTTAGATTGTTTAAAACCCCCCTACGTTTCACTAGGGGGTTTAAACATCTAGCCAACCTCTCACGCAAAAGTACGCATTTAACCACGTGTGCTTCTGCTAGTCAACAGTGCATTGGTTGTGGGGTTACCGAAGGAAGCGTATTGATATACGAAAAGGTATGGTTTACCATACCTCTATGACAGGCAAAAAGCCTATAGCACATAACAAAGTATTAAGCGTTAAGGAACGCTTATTTGCTCGTTATAAGGCTAAAGGCTACACGAATGGCAAGAGTGCCGAACTAGCCGGCTATAAAGCCGGAACGAGTGCTGACAAGCAAGGCTTTAGGTTGTCAAAAAAAGCTGAAATAAGGGAGGAAGTCTCTCGTATTCTTGCAGAGCAAGAGACAAGAAGCCTTATTGACAGGGAATCCCACCTTGATGAGTTAGCAAAGCTACGAGATCAAGCAGTAGAGACAGGACAGATAGGCTCTGCTGTAACAGCAGAACATTATCGTGGCAAAGTTGCCAACTTATACACCGAGAGACTAGAAGTCTCCGAGACTAATAAGGAATCGTCAGACGAGATCATGACACGCATACTAGGACTCTTGAAGCCAAAGGTTAGCGAAGCTAAGAAGAACCTTCATTAGAACTGCGGTAAGGTTTAAACAAACTTACAGTTTGGCATGCTGTTATTCTCGTATCGTTTAAACGTTCTCTAATCCTTTCAGGATTTACACACGCACCCCCCACCCCCCCTTACGCAGTTGGGACTCCGCACACACACCCTATACATACTAATCCAGATTTTTACACAGCAAATTTTGACTTTTTTTTAACTTAGTGTTGACAACCCCCCCTACCCCCTGTTCTAATAGAAATGGGTAAGGAATCCTAATCGTAGAAAAAATAATGCACCAAAAAAATAGTAAACTTTTATTCACATTGGTTTACTTAGTTGCTTTATTCTTATTACTCTCCCCTAGAAGAATAAGCTAAACATGGCATACCTATCGGTATGCAGTCGGTTAGCGATTCCTTCACCTTCGGGTCTTGAGGTCCTAAAATAAAAGAGCCGTCTCTGCGTAATAGAAACGACTCTTAGGGTGTGGACTGGATTTGTTGAGAGTGTAAGACAGCCCTATCTGGAGATACCCTTGCAACACAGTATATTGTGTTTTAACATGGTTGACAATACTATATATAGATGAGTGTCTCTAAAGATCAATTAGAATTAATCATGGAAAGCTTGACGGATGACCGCCTTGCTGTACTGGATAAGCGTCAACGCAGTCAGTTGGACAAGTTGATGGGTGATTTGGAAGCCGCAGTTAGACGTGAACAGTCTCAGGGTAGTTTTCTTAATTTCTGTGAATCGGTCTGGTCCGAGTTCATGTGCGGTGCGCATCACCGACAAATGGCGGAAGCATTTGAACGGGTTGCTAAAGGGGAATGTAAACGCTTGATGATAAACATGCCACCCCGTTTTGGTAAGTCTCAATTAACTTCATGGTTACTACCGGCATGGATAGTCGGGAAGGAACCCGATAAGAAAATCATTATGGCTTCGCATACTGCGGAACTGTCGTTAAGGTTTGGGCGTATGGTGCGTAACCTGATTGCCAGTGAGGAGTATCAAGGCGTATTTCCTGACGTGACTTTAAATCTCGACAGTAAGGCAGCAGGTAGATTTGATATATCAGGTGGCGGAGAATATTTTTCCATTGGTGTAGGGGGTGCGGTAACAGGTCGTGGTGCTGACTTGCTGATCATTGACGACCCACATTCAGAACAACAAGGTCAATCGGCTGATCCAAAAATTTTTGAACACACCTATGAATGGTATTTGAGTGGTCCCAGACAAAGATTACAGCCGGGTGGTGCAATTATCATTGTAATGACTCGTTGGGGTAAAAAAGATTTATGTGGCTCTATCTTAAAAGATATGTCTACCAGAGACGGAAGTGATGAATGGGAAGTAATTGAACTTCCTGCTATCCTGCCATCAGGCAGAAGTTTATGGGAGGAATTTTGGGGACTAGATGAATTAGAAAAAATTAAGGCAACTTTACCCGTAGCACATTGGGAATCGCAATATCAACAGAATCCTGTTTCCGAAGAAAGTGCGATTGTTAAAAGAGAGTGGTGGATGGAATGGAAAGATAAAAATCCACCTAAATGTGAATTCTTAATTCAATCATGGGATACTGCATTTCTCAAAACCCAACGGGCTGACTACTCAGCTTGTACTACTTGGGGAGTATTTTATGCTGAGAATGATGAAGGCTACTTAGCACCACAAGTTATTTTATTGGATGCATTTCAAGAGCGTATGGAATTTCCTGAATTAAAACGCAGAGCCTTTGAAGAATATAAACAATGGATGCCGGATGCATGTATTGTTGAAGCGAAAGCTGCTGGTTCTCCTTTGATATTTGAATTAAGAAGAATGGGAATACCTGTTCAAGATTTCACTCCCTCTAGAGGAAATGATAAGATAGCACGTGTAAACGCTGTTGCAGATTTATTTGCATCAGGTTCAGTTTGGTATCCGAAGAAAAGATGGGCAGAAGAAGTAATAGAACAATTTGCTTCGTTTCCGGTAGGGGACCATGATGACTTGGTGGATTCATCTACACAAGCTTTACTACGTTTTAGGCAGGGTGGCTTTATAACTTTAGACCATGATGCAGCTGATGAAGATACCTACAGTGATAAGATTGCTAAATATTATTAACAAAGTTACACTAATTTGACATGGCAAAAGAAGATGTTGACATTACTATTGTAAACCCAGAAGCGGTTGCAATAGAAACAGAAGATGGGGGAATGGTCATTGATTTTGATCCTTCCGCTATGGATGAACAAATTCCATTTGAAGCAAACCTAGCTGATCATTTAGATGATAAAGATTTACGTTTTATAGCTAATGAATTAGTTGGTGCTTATGAAGCTGATAAAGATTCACGGGGTGATTGGGAAAGAACTTATGTTGAAGGTTTAGATAATCTTGGATTAAAGATCGAAGAAAGAACTGAGCCTTGGAGTGGTGCGTGTGGAGTGTATCACCCGTTACTTGCAGAAGCCGTTGTACGTTTTCAGTCACAAGCCATCACAGAAATATTTCCGGCTTCCGGTCCGGTAAGGACAAAGATCATTGGCAAGATGACTGAGGAAAAAGAAGCACAAGCAAGACGGGTTGAAAATTATATGAATTATCTTCTAACAGAAGATATGACTGAGTATCGTAATGAATCTGAAAATATGTTATTCAGTTTGCCATTAGCCGGTTCTGCATTTAAAAAGATTTATTGGGATGTGAATATGCAAAGACCATGTTCCATGTTTATTCCGGCTGAAGATTTTGTGGTCAGTTATGGTGCGTCTGATTTAAGAACTGCTGCACGTGCTACCCACGTTATGAGAATGACATTAAATGATATTTTGAAATTACAATACGCAGATTTTTATCGTGATATTGAGTTACCACAGACAAGTGTAGGTACGGATAGAATAAAACAAAAATATAATGAACTTGCTGGTGATAGTCCTAATTATGATTATGAATTAAATTCTTATAGCAAAGATGGTTTACACACTTTACTGGAAATGCATGTGGATTTAGACCTGAAAGGTTTTGAAGATAAGAAAGAGGGCAAAGAAACTGGAATAGCCTTACCTTATGTTGTAACTGTAGATCAGGGTTCGGGAGCAGTTTTAGCTGTTAGACGTAATTACTTAGAGTCCGATCCTTTAAAACAACGTAGGCAACACTTTGTTCATTACAAGTATATGCCGGGATTAGGCTTCTATGGCTTCGGATTAATACATATGGTAGGTGGATTAGCTAAATCAGCTACCTCTTTGCTACGACAACTCGTTGATGCAGGTACTTTATCCAACCTTCCGGGTGGCTTAAAGACCAGAGGACTAAGAATAAAGGGTGATGACACTCCAATATATCCGGGTGAGTTCAGAGACGTGGACATTCCGGGTGGAAGTATCCGAGATAACATACAGTTCCTTCCCTATAAGGAGCCTTCTGCTACTTTATACCAATTATTAGGGAATATCGTGGAAGAAGGGCGAAGATTTGCCTCTATTACCGACCTAAAAATTTCAGATATGAACAATCAGGCTCCAGTTGGCACTACATTAGCCCTCTTAGAGCGCAATATGAAGGTAATGGGAGCCATTCAAGCTAGGTTACATGCTTCAATGCGCCAAGAATTAAGGATTTTGTCGGATATTATCAAAGTTTACATGCCAGCAGAGTATGAATACGAAATTGATGGTGATCCAGCCATAAAAGGTAGTGATTTTGACGAAAGGATAGACGTAATTCCGGTTTCGGACCCAAATGCAGCAACAATGGCGCAAAGAATCATGCAATATCAGGCTGCTTTGCAGTTAGCGCAGACTGCACCCCAAATGTACGACATGCCGAAGCTACATAGGCAGATGTTAGAGGTATTAGGCATACGTGACCCACAAGATATAGTCCCATTAGAGGATGATATTAAGGCATTAGACCCTGTGACCGAAAATATGAACATATTGAATGGAAAACCGGTTAAAGCCTTTGAATATCAAGACCAAACAGCGCATATAACAGTGCATATGGCTATGGTACAGGACCCTAAGATACAAGAATTAGCAGCACAGGCTCCAAATGCTGATGCTATGCAAGCAGCGTTGGGAGCGCACATAACAGAACACTTAGGATTTGAATATAGGAAACAAATAGAGCAAGAATTGGGTACAGAGTTGCCACCTATAGGAGAGCCTTTACCGCCAGAGATCGAATCTAGGTTGTCATCATTAGTTGCAGCAGCAGCACAACAATTATTAGGTAAAAATCAGCAACAAGCACAACAAGAAGAATATCAAGAACAACAAGACGATCCAGTTCTACAATTACAACGTGAAGAATTAGCTATTAAGGCAGCTACCCAAGAATCTAAGGTTACTACTGATGAAGCACGTATTGCTGCTGATTTAGAAAAAGCTAGAATGAAAGATGAACTAGAAAGGATAAAATTAGAGACTGATCTATTAAAAGAAGGAACTAAGATTGGAGCAGGTATTGCAAAAGTTTCTGCACAGGAAAGAACTAAAGGTGCTGAGATAGGCAGGAAGATGGCAGAAAAAATAATAGACGATTCTGATGCCAGTTAGAAAAGTTAAAGGCGGTTACAAGTGGGGTAAGTCAGGTAAGACTTATAAATCAAAAGCTAAAGCTAAAAATCAAGGAAAAGCAATTTATGCTT